GGTCCATTCACAGAAAAAGATACGGTTCCAATTTGATTGATTGTGTTAATACCTAAATTACTTGCTAATCCACCCCCAATTCTATACTGAACAAATAATGTTGTGTTAGGTGTTAAAGCCGCCCCCATTGAATAGTTGTTTGTGTATCTACTTAGGTCGAATCCTTTCCCGTCTCTTGCGAACTCTCTAAGTTGTTCTTCCGCAGAAATGTTACCACCACCGAATGTCATTTTACAGAAACCTTCAGGTGTGTATTCGGAAATAAATTTATTTGATGTTGTAATATATCTACCCACCTTAATACCTGGTTGGTCAGACACTTTAGTTGGGTCTTCAACAAAAACCCTGTCTTGGACAAGTGCGTCCACCTCGAACCATCTATCGGGTCCTATCGATAGGAAATCTTGTGGGTTTGGTATTGTGGAATATTGTGTTCCTTGTTTTAAAAGGACACTACTTATACCTAAGATATTTTTTTCAGGTAAAAATAATTCCAAGTATGGTTTAACGTCATTAGGTGTTATTACTCTTTTATAAACTTTTGTAATACCATTAACAACGACTTCTCTTTTAACGATCGTATAATTGGTTAGTTTCCCACTTGAATCAAAATTAGGAATTTTAACTCTGTTTGGTGATCCTTCAGCATTTATTGGTGATGCAAAATCAATATCGTAAACCGTTTCAAATGGTTGTCCCGCACCATTAACTTGTGAACCTCTTCTTAGAATACCACAATATCTTAAATCCTCTCTATCACCAAATGCCGGTACCGTAATTGAGAAATCAATTAAAGCAACAGAAGGTCTTTGACCAGGAATTTTAAGACCATAAGTTCTTGCAATATTATAAACTGAGTTTTTTTGTTGAGCAAACTGAAGTACCGTTTCTTGGATACTTCTATCTATCTGATAATTTAAGTTATCTGTTACGGCAGCATTTAAATCTAACATTACGGAAAAAATACCCGCATCGTTAAAATTTTGCACCAAGTCAGGATAGTAAGTTCTAGTAAAGTTTATCAACTCTGTTCTTACCCCTTGGAAATCTCTGACGGTATAGGATATTTTCTTCTCTGCCATATAATATTAAATATTGATTATCACAAAATCCTGTGACTCGAATGCTGAATTAGTGATTTTATAATCTATCTTAATTCTTGCGGTATGTTCTAATTGTGATATATTGGTAACCTTAAACTCTCTTTCTCCGTATTGATTAAGTGTTTCCCCCTTATTTTCTAAACCCATTGACGCATCTTCAACCGTAATGTTAGTTACCTGTAGATTTGGCATATAATTTCTAATAGTATCTCTTATTTCAGATTCTACCTCAGAAAAAGTAGGCCCATCAAGTGGTTCAAAAATATATTCATATAAACGAGTTCCAAAATCAGGTAAATAATACCTTGTTCCTTTTCTCGTTAAAAGTAAGTGAACTAAATTTCCTCTAGTTTCGCCTTCAGTAGATTCGGTTACATCCAAATATCTACCGGTAAATGAATCCACAAAAGGGAAAGAAATACCATAAGTTATACCATTTGCCATATCACATATAAATATAAGATAGAGTTTTTTTAAGTAAAAAAAAATCACGACCTAAGCCGTGATTTATCTTTTTAGTTGTTAATTAAATTACGATGAACATCCAAAACATTCAAAATCTGAATTTTCAGGTCTTGGTGGTAAGTTCATATTTGTATAATCAACTTTAGGTGGTTCAGGTGTAACCATTGGTTTTTCTTTCTTAGACATATCTAATGCCAAGTGTTTTGCTCCCGTTGAAATCGCCTTTGTTCTAACATAATAACAAAGTGTCTTCAATCCTTTTTCCCACGAGTGGAAGTGAGATGAGGTTATTTTTGATAATGTCGGGTTAGACATATAGATATTCATAGATTGTGATTGATCGATGAATGGTGCTCTATCGGCTGACATATCAATTAATTGTTTCTGAGATATTTCCCAAATAGTTTTGTATTTAGGTATCAAATGTTCAATTCTTTTAACCTTTTTGTTGTGGTTTTTATCTTCAGGATCTAAATAGTTGTTGAAGTTAATGTTTTGAATTGACCCTTCATTGATAATGATCTCATTTTTTAAGTCCTCACTCCAAATACCAATCTTTTCAAAATCATTTATTAAGTATTTGTTTACAATTAAAATTTCACCCCCAACTACTCGTCTATTAAATAATGCCGAGTGAGCCGGTTCTGTCATTTCAAATGAACCTGTTATCTTAGCTGAAGATGCTACCGGCATTTGTGCTGTGAATAATGAATTACAAACACCATACTCGGCAACGTTTTCCTTTAACTTATCCCAATCCCACATTCCTGAAAGTTGTGTGTTATCTAATCCCCACATATCAAACTGGAATTCTCCTTTAGACATTGGTGACCCTTTAAAAAATTTGTACGGTTCGTATTTACCGTTTTTACACAATTCATTACTTTCGTAGATAGCGGCGTAATAGATAGTTTCAAAAATATCTTTGTTAAGTTTTTTTGCTTCTTCTGACGTGAAGATGTAATCCATTAAGTAAAATACATCCGCTAAACCTTGAGTCCCAATCGCAATTGCTCTTTGTTCTAAACCACCTTTTAATCCTTTTTGTGTTGAGTAATTATTAATATCCACAACTTTATTTAAAGATTTAACCACTTTTCTAACTTCAGTAAATAATAACTCAAAGTCGAATTTACCGTTTTGGATAAAGTTCTTTAACACCATAGAAGATAACGTACAAATTGCTGTTGTTTCTTCATCAGTATATTGGTAAATCTCATTACATAGGTTTGATTGTTTAATCACTCCGATGTTTTGATGATTTGTTTTTCGGTTAGCACTATCTTTAGAACATAAATAAGGAACTCCCGTTTCAATTTGTGACTCATAAATTTTAGTCCAAATGTCTTGAGCCTTAACTTTTTTACCAAGACCTAAAGAAACTGCCTTTTCGTAGTTTTCTTCATATTCGTCACCAAAAGATTCTTGTAGTGGTTTGATACCAGCATTTTTAATGTCGTTAGGACAAAACAAATACCAATCACCATTTTCTTTCACCGCTCTCATAAAGTTGTCAGGAATCCAAAGTGCCGTAAATAAATCACGAGCCCTTAATTCTTCCGCACCTGTGTTCTTTTTAATATCTAAAAGATCAAAGATGTCTTTATGCCAAGGTTCAATATAAATTGCTGCCGATCCTGGTCTACGTCCTTGTTGATTAAAGAATCTCAATGATTCATTAACAATTTTAAGGTATTTTAATAATCCACCTGCATATCCACCTGATGTTGAAATTCTACTTTCTTTACTTCTAAGGTTAGACATCGATAATCCAATACCTGCCGCGTCAGATGAAAAAGTTGAGATGTCGTTCAACGTATCTAACAATCCTTTTCTTGAATCTGAGTTATTGTAATGTAACACACAAGACGCTAATTGAGGAACTTTTGTTCCCGCGTTAATCATAATTGGTGTTGCCTTAGAAATTAACTGATTTGATAATGATTTGTAATATTCAAACGCATCGGTCATATTATCCGTAACCCACAATGCAACTCTCATATACATATGTTGTGGTCTTTCAATTACCTTACCAGTTGGTTTCTTTAACAAATACATTTCTTGTAATGATCTCCAACCGAAATAATCAAAGTTGTAATCATTTTCGTGATTGATTACTGAATCAATAGTGTCTTCACCATATTCTTTAATCGTCTCAATAAGTTTTTCATTGATAATACCATCACTATAAAGTTCATTCATAGTTTGTGAAAAACTATCATTTGTTTCTTTATGGTAAGAAGATATTGCAACTGAAGATGCTAATCTTGAGTAATCGTGATGACTACCGGTGTAAGATGCCGCAATCTCATAAACTAACTTATCTAATTCCTTTGTAGTTACCTCACCCTCAGTTGGGACTGAAGTAATTACTTTAATAAAAATCTCATCAGAATTAACATTCAAACCTTTCGATGCTCGTTTAACTCTGTTGTAGATTTTTTGTGGGTTAAATGGAACTGATTCTCCCCCTCTTTTAATTATTTTTAATGACATATTCTAAAATTTAAAAATCCTCTGTAAATGTTATTGTTTCATTTATTTTTGCCTTCTGATACTCCATAGTTCTTGATTCGAAGAAATTACCTTTTGTTTCAACCGCAATTTGTTCCATAAACTTGAATGGTTGTTCCACGTTGAATTCCTTACTACATCCGAACTTAACCAATAATCCATCAACCACGAATTCCAAATATTGTCTCATTAAATTTGAGTTCATCCCAATAAGTGAAACAGGTAATGATTCTGTAATAAATTCTTTTTCAATCTCTAAAGCTGAAAGAAGAATTTGTTTGATTCGTTTCTCGGAAGGTTTATCTTCTAAATGGTTATTAACTAAGTGGATTGCGAAATCACAATGTAAGTTTTCATCCTTAAATATTAAGGTGTTAGCGTTACATAGACCCTGCATAATCCCTCTTGAT